TTAGACTTTTTTTAGGTATCTTTTAGCGACCCAGCCACTTGGAATCTTCGCCCAATCTCCATCGAATTTAGACACAGTAACACGAGTGCCATAATTTAGACAGCCGTCCTTGTCATAATCGTGATCCTTAGCGTTCTTAGTTAATTCATTGTATGTTTTTCTTCTATATCCTGCGCCCGGTCCTGTTCTGACACTTAAATCACTAGCAGTAATCATATAAGTGCCTAGAGCGTTAGATGTATTACTCTGTGGATTAGGTGTAGGAGTTTCAACGTGTTCATTGACGCTCTTATTTAAAATGCCTTCTACAATTGCCTTTGCGCACTTGTCAGCGTTCCAATGAGCCTTATCTGTGGCATTATCAACAAAGCAGCACTCAACAAGTAGTGCTGGAGAATTTGTCTTTCTCAATACATATAGATTAGTTCTTTCCTTAACTCCTCTATTTCTAATACCTAAAGTGTTAGAAATCTTTTCTGCAATTCTAGTTGCTTCATCTTTTGCTTTTGATTTACTGTTATAGATATATACCTCTGTTCCTGTACCACCCCCAGCGTTTAAGTGAATTGATACATCTAAGTCAACCTTATGATCATTACACTTACTTACAATTGCTTTTAAGTTAGAATTCTGGTCTTTTCCATTATCATCAGTACAGTCATATACTGTATGTCCGTTTGTTCTTAACAACTCAATGACTTTATTTTTAACTTTTCTGTCTTCATTAACTTCGTCGAGCAATCCATATGCTCCACGACATTTCAATGAGTGACCACCGTGTACGTTAATAATCATATCTATTACCCTCTTTCCTTTGGTTTAGTATATTCCATTGCTTTAGCACTATCTGAGATACCCTCTGTTGTAGGGTCGTTGACAGCGTTCCATACACTGATTACTACTAAACTTAATACATAAGGATTGCCTAGAGCGTCACATAGTAACTTTCCTAAAGCACCCCATGTAGTCAAGTCAGATGTAGTAAGTCCTGCATAAGCAAGAATAGGAGTAAGCACAGCTAATACAATCTGTGCAATGAATACTGGATTCTTAAATCTTACTTTCAAGTTAATCATAGTTTATCCACCTTTCCTTTCAATTCCTCAATGTTGTTAAATGCGGTCTTCATGTCTCGCTCAAGTGCTACCACCCTGGTGTCCATTTCCCTAATCTCACGATTCATGGATTTGATGTCTGAACGTGTCTCGTTCGTAGTGGAGCATACCTGGTCGAGTTTCATGTTGACCTTCAAGAGACTTTCCTTAATGCCATCGAACTTGTGGTCATCTTTCTGTATCTCATCTTTACGTTCCCTGTCGCTCGTGTGAGCGTAGGACATAATGTTAAGAAGGAGTAGCAGAATGCTGATGACCCAAGGTATCACGTCCTTATAAGTCATCTACTCACCCTCCCTTTTCTTTTCGACTTCCTTCTTCACCTGTTCCCTAATGATTTTAGGAACATTATCGATGATGTAGATACCTTTATAAACAAGTGGAGCATAGACATCAATCATTGCCTTTTCAAGTGCAGTCATGACTATCACCTCTAGTTCATAGACTCAAACATGCTACATAGAGCAATCTGTGTCTGTGTTACCTGTTCTTCCAGGTCAGCGTTCTTTTCAGACTGATTCTTGATGAATTCGTCTTTATCGTATTCAATAAGGTTGAACTCATATCCGACAAATCCAGGTTGTTCGTCTGTTCCTGGTTCATTCACTTCTGTAATGTCAGTGGAAACGAACACCTTAGTTTCAGTCAGTTCCAGTTTATCGGGTTTAATTGTACTTCTCTGCTTTCCGTAATCCTTCATTCTTCGTACTCCTTTTAATCTGACTTTCATAATATGCATCAGCATACGATTTAAGTGGCTCGATATACTTTCTAGATAATCTGAACGAATCGCAATGTTTCAACCACCCTTTGTAGGAATTGATTGAACACCACTCAGAGTAGTTCATCATCTCACCCGATTCCACTTTTCTTCTAATCTGCGTCATTCTTTTCTTCATGTTCTTGCACGTTGACTTTCTCAAGAGCGTGTACGAACCGAAACTTCTATATCCAAGATAATCAACACCTCTGATATATGTCGGGAATATCTGATGATTCCTTTTCAATTCAAGTCTCAGATTGTGAATGAAGTATTTGTTTATCTCTATGAGAAGCTGACGCAGTTCTTCCTTGCTACTTCCTAGAACGACGATGTCGTCCATGTAACGGAAGTAGTACTTAACGTACTTTACCTCCTTCATCCAATGATCGAAATCACTGAAATAGTAGTTACCACTATACTGTGATAGATAATTCCCTATCGGTATACCCGTATTAGGGTCTATCTCTTCTTCGAGCATATAGATGAGTACGAGGTCTTCATCATCAGCCGTATTGATCGAGTCTATGATTTCATCGAGAAGCCACAGTAAATCCTTATCCTTGAACACCTTTCTGTACTTCTGTTTGAGAATATCATGATTAATTGACTGATAATAATGTCTAGCATCTATTTTCAGACAATACTGGCAGTGTTCGGAATCATTCTGCAAGGCTTGAGTGATTCTACTCAGACCTCTGTGTATTCCTCTGCCGGGTATTGCTGAATATGTATCAGAAATGAGATGCTTCGTTAAACAAGGCTCAATGACCTGTAGAATCGCCCATTGAGCAATTCTGTCGGGATAGTATGGAAGTTTGTAAATCTTTCTCCTTTTCCCGTTCTCGGTCTTATAGAAAATCTGATATTCAGATGTGTGATATGTCTTGTTAACAAGCATATCATGTAATTCATTGAGATATTTATCGGGATTCTCATCGACTTGCCTAACCTCTTTGTACCAGCCCTTACCTTTCTTAGCATTGCAATGGGCTAATCTAAGATTATCCATATCACATATCTTTTCATAAAGATTTCCATAACGCTTCATTTAACTAACCATTCTTTCTGTAATTTGTATATGCGTGTTACCGATTCTTCGAAACCGATAGGTCCTACCAAAACGGCTTTAATTCGCACAGCCATCGTGAGATGGACTTTTATGTTTTACCAAGAGGTAGGGTCAGATGATTTCCTTTATTTGTTATTTACACGCATTTACTAGGTGAGCGCTGATATTACGATTACGATTACTGACACTGTTATTAAGATTCCAATAGAAACTACTGGTATTCGAGTCATTATTCCAATTGCCACTGAGATGGGTGATTAAGAATAATGTTGAAATTTATTAGTAGTTGCCCTCACAGTACAGGTTGTCTATCAGCGGTCATCTGACCCATATTTTATTGTATTTTAGTGGGGAACATATACCAGGCGAGCGCCGATAGCACGAGTACGATTACCGACACCGCTACCGAGATTCCAACAGAAACCACCGGCAGACGAGCCATTACTCCAATTGCCACCGAGAAGGGCGATTCTATAACCTTCCCACGTATTGTTCTGATAGTAATAATCCCCTACTGGGACCGAACTGTTACCTTCCACTTCGGAAGGGAAGAACACCCAGTCACAGTTTTCTGAATACCCCATTGCTGAAATATATCCATTTTTAGACGGACAACTGAACCCCATAGATTCATAATTGCCGTCTTTCTTTGATTCTGCATAATTAAAATCCTTGCAGATATATCCTACGAATGGTTCCCCAGCTTTATAGTAGAAATTGACACCGTATACAGACTTCCAAATATTACCCCAAAAGTTTTCTACACCTCGATAAGAGATTGATGTCAATCCGTTATTAGTATTAGTTGTAGCAACACCACCGTTATAAGTGACGGTTTCGGTTGCTTGTCCTGTTCCATTGCCTAATGCTGATGTAGAACCCGTAGCAGCAGCATATGAGCATGTCTTGTCGGGTTCAGTTTCCCAAGGTATACCAATAACACCTTGACCAATTCCAGTCTGTGTGTTCATTGTTCCTAATTCAATCATCATTAGTAACTGTTCCATAGAAGCAATCTTAATGCCTAGAGAATGCCAACCGAGACCCCTATTCTTCGCCATAGCCTCAACATTTGGTCGAGTTAGATTCTGTTTGTATCCCGACGCTGGTCGAACACCAGCGATTGAGGAGAACTTGTCTTCGGTTTCCTTCATTACCTGTTCGTCTCCGAGCAGATATGCATTGGCAGATGTATCATAGATAGAGCCTTCAAAAGCAGACATTAACACGTAGTCAACTTCCTGTCCGTCCTCGTTGTAGAACGCAGGGTGAACTTTAAATCCGTCTTTAGGCTTATCACTGATGTAGTAATTTGCCTTTCTTAAATGATATCCTAATCCACCTTCCTGTTTATCTATAACCAATGGACAAACCATATAGTAGAACTTAGGCTGATACACCATTACCTGTCCATTCGAACCGTCTTCGATGTATCCTTCATCTCCGTAATACGCATTGATTGTACCGTCGTCAGCAACATTACATCTCTTACGTCCACCGTACATTGTAAACGGATCGAAGTCGGCACCAGCGTTTAGGTTCTTTGCTCCTCCGATTCTAGTGCAAGTCTTGTTCTTATAGTCAACCGTTAATCCTAGAACATCATCAATTAACCCTAGACTTGCTCTTAAGTCAGTGATTCCACCCTTAATGGGTTCAATATCTTTATCGTCGACCTTACTGTTCCACGCAGTCTTTTCACTGTCTGTGACGACTCTATGAGCCTCGTCATCGGTCATTTCAGCGAGGGTTAATGGAATAGTAGGTTTGTCATTTAAACTGTTGTAAGAGCCGTCAAAATCACTCTTAGCGTTCCATTTCTTCTTCTCTGTATCTGTTGTAAGTCTATGAGTCGAATCATCTGTTAACTCTGATAACTTTGTGGGAACGACAATAGCCTTAATCATCTCGTCAATCTGACTCTTAGAATAGACACCCATATCGGTAATCTTCTTTTCGAATTCCTTCAACGATTTAACGTCCACATCAAGGTCCTTAATCTTGCCATTGATTTCCTGTAGGATTGTAGGACAGTTTGTTTCTAGTGCCTTCTCAGCATCTGTATGTGCTCTTACAAGTACATATGCATCCTCAGACCCCCACTTCTTAATGACATTGCCTTTCGAATCGAACTTTCTACCACATAGATTCACGATTGCTTCACCCTGTGCCTCAAACACTGTACCTTTAAGAACGGCTGTTACAAGCATTGTGTCACCTTCCTCAGTGATTGTACATTCAAGACGATCGGGTGTCCCCAACGCAGAAATCGTATTAATACTAAAAGTCAAGTCAGAAACATCACTGAATGCCGAATTCTTCTGTACTCTGAATGATAATGTCTTAATTGAATCATCATTCACTGCCCCTAATGAGAAATCTAAAGGAACGGTTACTTTTCTAGTATCAATATCTACATTAATTACATTATCTGTATTCATTCAATTTCCTCCTATTTACCTAGATTTCTAGGGATTAGTACGTATCCAGCAATGTATGTACCCTGTGCGACCGTTGCATTATCCATCGAGATTAGACAAAGTTTCCAGTCGGACAATGCCGGATAATATCTGATACCGAGACGATATCGACTATCTGTAGCAACGGGGGAAATGAAGTTACCCACTCCACCAATTAGATGAGGTAAATCTCCATCGCCTGGACCGTAACCCGTGCCAGCAGTGAATGTAAGATTGTTAGTCAACGATCCGTCATATATCAAAAATACATAATCGTCATTATATCTGTACTTAAATCTGACTCCGTAAACCGAACCGAGTGTCACATTATTTGACCATTTCTTGCCATTCTCTAGAGCCTTGACCTTGCTTTCCAAGTCTCCAATAATTTTTGATTTCAAATTACCGTATGTGATTTTCTTCAAGCCACTGCCGTCATGTACTAACATCACATTCGAATCTGATAGTGATGATATCGATGTTAATTCAGTTGCTTTCTTTGTCTGAACGCTGATAGCACTCATTTTTATTCCTCCCTGTATTTCCAATCTGCCACAATCGCATCTCCATCGTCATCAACAAGAAGAACTGCTGGACCCGATTCATTGACCACGATTGGTGCAGAGTATTCATTATGAATTGTCATTCTTTCTAGTACAGCTAGACGTTCGTCCAACTCAGTACACTGATTCTGTAGATTACCAGCAACATTTGTAGATAACTGATCTTTCAGATTTCCGAACCATGCATTAAACGCAGTTTTCTGCTCACTCTCGTAAGCATTCATTCGAGACTGATAATCTTTCTCCATAGTGTCTAGAGAAGCGTCTCCCTTCGACTTGAGTACCGTGTAATATTGTTTTAATTCGTTATACGAAGTGTCACCCGACGTTTTGAACTGCTTCTTCTGAGTGTCGAAATATGTCTTAAACTCTTCGTACAAGTCAGTGCCGTTCTCCAACATTGACATGATGTAATTGAGTGCTTCATTCATGCTATTGGCATCTTTCGCACCGAAGAATGACTTTTCCTTATTTGTATACGCAGTCACGTCATTGAAAGAAACTGTACCGTCGGCATTGTCCACCTTTGTGTACTTCTTCAATCCATTCCATACTGCATCAGTGTAGTTAGTAGGTAATAATGACCAAGCCATTTACAGTCCTCCTTTCATTCCAAAATTCCATGTCAGCATTCGTCTTCCGTTATGCTGATTCATGAGTGCATTGTATAAATCGAGAGACGCACTCTCAATTCTGTTTAATTCTGTAAAATCTATAATATTGCCGTTTTTCGTGAATATCGGTGCAGCACCGTATGATCGTTTAAGAGTATGGTTATTGATTGTTGTCAGATTCAACTCAAGAGAATTGATCTCATCTGCATAGAAATAATCTCCAACCTTTCTATCATTTCCAAGTGCATCAATACTGTACTGATCATACATCTCAGTCGATGTATCACGAAGGTATTCTAAATTGTTCTTTATTCTATTGAAATCTGATGCATTGAAGTAATCTCCTCTATACACTCCATCGATTGTCTCACCATGCCAGTCAGTTTTAGGTGTAATCCATGCCATCTCAATCACCGACCCTTCTAGCAGTTATGCTTCCCGAAAACGCTTGTTTGAATTTAAGAGTATTTCTATACACATTAACTTTCATGTTATCTCGGAACTCGTTTTCCTGGTAGACAATGTCGTCAGCATCTAATTCGGGATTTCCTCGTGTGTTGTATTCATACTCAACACCAGCCAAGTAGTAATCACTCAGCCATTCTGCGAGTGACGATGCCATATTCATATCACTGATTAACGGATTTCTCCAAGTGACAGTCTTACCTCTTCCATGAAGTGACTTTACTGCCTGTTTTTCAACCGTCTTGTACTGATGACCTAGTATCTCTAATTTGTAAGTCCCAGGTGTTTTAAATCTAATCGTGATATAGTAATTTCCCCACTCTACAATATCGGCTCCACCTTCTGAATCATTGAGTAGAATTCGATATCCATATGATGGGTCACTAACAAAATATGTCTCAATCTCATTGCTTTTCACTGTAACTGTGTCACTGACAAGGCTCGATTCGACAGGATCTTCCTGGTAGACAGTGCACGGTACCACTATCTCCTTGACTCGTTCCTGTTTGATAACCTTGGGATATGATGTCATGTCACGACGATTTATCGAGAAATCGTTGACTTTCTTGGTCTGCAAATCTGACTTAATCTGAATCACACCGTCTCTCGACTGTGTCAGAACACATCGACACGCATTCGCAATGATCTGTAATGCCTCTTTATGAGACACTTTCGGAACAGGATTAGTCGAATACATATTCTTGAGTGATTCATCAATATCGTATTTTGTCACCCCTATATCAGCGAGTACGTCCTCGGCAAGCGAGTAATAACTCTTTCCTTTTGAAGTGTACATACCTTTATAGTATTCAGCGTCCATGTTTCTGAATGCATCGTAGCATCGTATTGTAGCAGTAGTATCGTCACTTTCCCATTCAGAGCACTGTAGTGTTGCTCCCTGTATCCACTCTATCTCATCTGCACCAGGAGTCTGATAACCATATCGAACCTCCATCTGCTGACCTGTCTCGAAATAGTTGATTGCCGATGTAGGATTATCGACGTTGAAGTATCTATCATAGTTCTTAAGCTGCACTGAGAAATCAATCTGAGGCACGTCTGCGCTGATAGGTGAGACGTACGTTTCTAGAGTAGAATCAAGAACCGAATCGTTGTAGTAGATAAGACCGTAACCGAATGTGATTGAGTATATTCTCAATCTAGTTCTCGGATTCTTCATCTTATAGAATTTCAATTTGACATATGTCGTTTCTTCGACAACCTTGTCGGTAAACCACTCAGACTCGGTGTTGTCTCTAATTTCAATCACCTGTCCGTTGCTTCCGACAATATCGAAGTTAACAGGGTAGTTGTCTCCAAAACGAATCGTCATGCCCTTAAAATCTGTCGGCAATGTATTAAGACTGATTACAACTTCACACATCGCATCAGATACTAGTTTATTTGAGAGTATTCCTGTGTTGTGATATTCAATCCCTTCTCTCTTTCGAGGAAGGAAGTACATAGAACCGTCCACCTTGGTAAAATTCTCCTCAAGGGTGGCATAGACTATATCATCAGTATGTTTTGTCAATACATCATCCTTATTAGAGAAGTATGTATAATCACCATCATTGACGGTTGATTTCATTTGTATTTCCTGGTTGACAAGACCGAAGGTAATCATTATGTATGCTCTCTCACGTAGAGCCGATTTCATGCTCTCTGCGTATGCCTGTGAAACTGTCTGCATAGATTACCTCCTTATTCGCCTGTGTCAATCAGATTGACTTTGCAGTCTTTATAGAATGTGGGGTGACCGTTTGAATCAACCCAATAAGGCTCTGCCGTGCGGTCCCCACAGTACATCTTTATTGTTTTTGGTTTATTTGTAGTAGGATCAATGAATGTTACATAGAAGAAGAAATTAGAAATCGCCTGCAATATCGACTTCCATTCCTCGGCAGTCAACCACGGCCATTCGAGATTATTTATCTTGTACTGATCTCTACCGACTCTCTGCCCCACGACAGTACCGTTTGAGTCTCGACCACTGTCGACGACTGTAGTTACAACAACTTCAACTCCCCTTTTGCAAGGAGGTAGTCTATATCCATTTATTTCAAGAAATGCCATAATCTTCCTCCTTACTTAGTGAAGTCAAAGCCGTCTGCCTTATTCTGAGTAGTGACAGCGTCCTTTACTGTACGATTACCGACCTGTACGATTGTCTGTTCGTTCTTGTCAGCCTGTCTCTTTGTATCATTAGCGATTTCTCTAAGAGTAGGTTCAACGTTTTCCTGGTAAAACTCACGCATCTTGCGTTCCCAGGAATCATCGTCTGTGCCGTTATATCCTCTCTGATTATCGTCATAAACTGTTCTAGCAAGGTTTGTGTAAGGGTTGTATCCTTCTGCCATTGCTAACTGCATATTCTCGTTCATGCTATCGGCACTAACGAGTACGGCATTGATCATAGCATTCGCACTGTCAACAATGTTTCTATTCATTGCTTGCCAGTACCCTGTGAACTGAGCCATTCCATTCACGATGGCACTATGCATGATTGACCCTAACTGGAATCTGTTCATTACTTCTGTGGTGCCATTTACATGACCTACCAATTCTGCTCCGTTTTCGCCAGCCACAAACATTGAACCGTGTGCTGCACTAGATGTTCCACCAGCGTACTTAGGTATAGACTGCCATGTGTGAGGAGTAATTACCCCTCCCGAAGCAAACATCTTGATACCACCGTGAGCAGATACGACACCACCTCGTGACAATCCGAAGAACTCCTTAATGTTGCCCTTCCATTTACTTACTAGATTGATACCAACATCTACAATGCCACCGATTCTATCTGTAACCCACTGAGATACCGTGTTCCAGCCACTCTTTAATAATCCGATTCCTTTATTAACAGGTCCACCCATTGCCCAGCTGATGAACTGAGAAACAGTGTTCCAACCTGCTCTGAATAGTCCGATACCTTTTGTGACGGCACTACCCATGAATCCCTGGATAAATCGAGCAACTGTTGACCAACCACTCTTACCTAAATTGATACCTTTTGTAACAAGTCCACCCAGGAATCTCATAACCCAGCCAGCGACAGTATCCCAACCACTCTTTGCTAAAGAGATTAGAGATTCAACACTGATGCCGTCCTTAGAGACTGTCTTCCACCAGCCAACAAGTTTATTCCATAATTCCCTGGCATTATTGAAGATACCAATCACAATATTTGGAATAGGTGAGGCTTTCACAATGTCGATTATCGGCTTGATAAGATTGCTATAGAACCATTTAGCGACACCTGTGATAATTGACCACGCACCCTTTAGAATGCTCTCAACGACGCTTACACCGAAGTCCCAAGCCATCTTAGCGTACTTAGGAACTGTGACAGTGAAGAACTTCTTGAGCCATGCCACAATAGAATCCCAATTCTGAATAATCAATATGACACCGTCGATTACTAAACCGACTATTAATCCGATAGCCGAACCTAAAGGTCCACCAATAGAACCAATCAATGCTCCTATACCAGCACCACCTAATACTGAACCTACTGCTATGAGTAGTCCATTTATCATGTTAAGTCCGTTATCTATAGCGTCCTTGATACCTAGAATAAGCATTCCTACACCTGTAACAATCACTCCAATTACTGCAGCAAAAGGTGATACTGCTAACCACAATCCACCGATGACGGCTGTTGCACCAGCAATCAAGCCGATAAGGATATTCCAGTCAACACCGTTGATGAACCCATTAGCCCATTCCGATGCATAAAGGAACGCTCCTCCAACGAGCATTGCTATTCCGATAAGAGGCTTTAATCCCTTACCGATGAAACCTAACTTCTGTAGGAATTTGGCTATCTTGAATGCTGCTATTGCCGAAACTACTGCTCCGATAACGGAGATAATACTCCAAAGATGTTTCTTAATTTCTTTCACAATACCGTCAACCTTAGATGACACGAGACCTTTTAGAAAATCGTATGTCGGTAATTCGATGCCTAAGTCATTACCACCTAGTCCACCGACTCCACCAGCTCCACCGACTCCACCTCCTGTGCCTCCACCAGCACTGGCCGTGTCGTCATCTTTAGAAAGAACATTTAATTCGTCGATTCCCAAAAGAGCATTCTTTAACTTCTTGGCAGCCTTAGATGCTTTACCTAGACCTTTTGAAGTCTTATCTGCACCATTTGCCATATTGTTAGTAGCCTTAGCTGCTTTATTCGCATTAACAGTGATACCCGAATAATCAATTTCGGGAAGTTTGAATCCAAAGAACCCTGCAATAGTATTTGCTAGGAGTCTGATTACCTTGACCACTGCAATTACATAAGGAAGAATCATGTTAAGCACTGGAATGAATATATTACCAATTGCTCTTGCACACATTTGGAACTGAGCCTGTAAGACTCTCAACTGATTGGCTGGTGCGTTTAACGTACGAGCCATATCGCCTTGTGCAACAGTTACCTGTGTGAGCATTGCATAATATCTCAACTGAGACTTCTCAGCCTGTGTCATGTTAGAAACACTCTTACTGATTCCAAGGTTAAGTGCTTCCTGTTGTAATCTAGCAACAGACAAGTCAAAACCTAATCGTCTAAGAGGTTCTAGTTCACCCGAAATACCCGACTGAACCTTCTGCATTGAGTCATTGACGGAGATATTGTAGAAAGACGATAAGTCATATCCTAACTGAGTTAGGTTCTTTGACATCAACTGTGCCTTTTCAGCACCTACTCCGAACCCTGTAATGATTGTATTGAATACACCTTGGTTTCTCATAAAGTCACCAGGGTCAATTCCTAGAAGTTCACTAACTTTCTCAGCATATTTCTGTGCAGAATCGGCATACTCACCCATTGACGCATCAAACAGGTTCAAGTCTTCCACATATTCATTAGACTGATTGACTAATCCAGCAATCGTTTTGACTCCTGTACGAAGTATACCTAATGCAATCTGCAGCTTGGAATATAATTCAGTCCAACTGAACTTCGCCTTCGCATTGGCTAAGACTGATCTCTCCACGGCAGTATTTGTTTTATTGATATTGCCTGGCAGACGACTGAATGCCGTACTTACTGTATTCAACTTTGTAGCAAGAGGGTCAAGACTACTAGAAAGCATTGACATCTGAGCGCTGAATGTTGCCCAGTCAATCGTATTCATCGTTTCTGACAACTTAGGCAGTTTCGTCAAGGCATTTATAGTAGACCTCAAACCTTTTGCGACATTTGTGTCTCCTAATGATCCGATACCTTTGGAAAGTTTATCTAGACTACCGAAATTGGTTGTATCTAATCCGTTGACGGCTTTACTGATATTATTCAACTGATTTCCGATGGTTGATGATATCTTGACACTGCCTACAGATTTAAGTTTTCCTAAGGCTTGCGCAAAACGTTCAATCTTGCTTATCTTGGTTGAATCTAAACCATTAAGGGAGGTAGCGAGTTCGTTTACCTGTCTAGTAACACTTGTTAACCCGATACCTCCCTTTGTAGCATTTTTCAGCCTTTGTAAAGAAGCAGAAAGGGTGTCAATACCTTTGACAGCAGAACTTGACGAAGACTCAACCTCAATCTCTAATTGTTCAACTGTTGTAGACATTGAAATCACTTCCTTTCCTTAAAATACATATCAGACTGGGCTTTGTACATTTCCATGAAACGTTTACCCTTGTCCATATTCGCCTTTTCCTTTTTCTTCTTTTGCTCCTCAACCGTTCTTTTATTGATAGGGTAAGGGTCTTTAGGATAAGGCTCTGCTTTTGTTCCCTTCTTGGCGAAAGAACGTAGTATAGGAGACAGTCTAGAAATAGCATCGTAGATGTACATCCCCTGTAGCCACATTTCAGTATTCACTCTTTCAACACGCATTTCCTCGGCTTTCTGATAATACCTAGTGAGAGTACAGTCACCGTCCCAGTACTGTTCCTCCGTCATTCCTATTGATAAGTAATAGGGGAACTTGGAATAGAAAATGTCCGAATAAGTTCGGAGAGAGTGATCGCCACCCTCTCCTTCGGACGGATTGCTCAACAGTGAATCACTTATCCACTCACTGTCCAGTTCACGTTTCCCTTTGATTCTTCGGGTTCTTCAATCATTGACACGATAGGCTCACTGTACATATCTACTAGTTCTTCGATTAACTTATCCTTATTTGTCATATGAGCAAAGATAGCGTCGATTGTTTCCTTTTTCTCACGTCTGTGATGCATCATGAACGCTCCCTGGAATAATGCTGGTAACATGGATACAGGTTTTGTTTCAACCTCTGCTGGAACAAATCCCATTCTTTCCATCTCAGCAACTGTTCTACGATTATATTCGAGAACATAATCTTTTCCGTTGTAAGTGAATTTTAACTGTTTAGCCATTTCTATTTCCTCCCATTTAATGTTTAAGCATCAGTATCAATCACGATAGCAGATGACGCAGCAATACTGATTGTCATTTCAACAACTTCGTTTGTTCCACCACCGTTTGTGTATACCGATAACTGACCTTTGAATTTGAACTTACCGTCGCTTCCATTAGGTGTGACTGTATCGCCGTTTTCTGTTCCACCGAACCAAACTGCAAATTCTTTTTCAGTACCTTCAAGAGCCTTTAATGCCTTGTAGTCAGTTAAAGTGTAGTTGGCAGTGAATTCAAGAGCATCGAGCGACTGCACGCCTGGAATGTTTCTCTGTACTTTGTCAGATAAAGTAGTAATCTCAATCATTTCGGGTGTTCCACCTAAATCGGGGAATTCCTTAATGTCGATCACTTTCTTCCATGTATTAGTGTCCTTAGTCATAAGGAACGTCTTATATGTACTAATCTCCACGAGCATTACCTCCTGTAAATAACATTGTCTTTCGATACGATCGCTCTATAGCGACCCACCATTCTATATATTCCCTCCTGTGAATTAGGCACAGGAGTCAACGTTGTTCTTGTGAATCCAAGGGATTCCATTTTGGAATCAATGAGTGAAATGATCGCCTTGCATTCGGCTTTCTTCCACTTCGTTTTGTTTGAATACACATTAACCTCGTAAATCACCTGGGCATGATTCTCTAAATGCCCACTATCACGAGTGTTTCTGTAAATCTGATTGTCAGCCTCTATTAGAGATACACACGGAAATGATGGAGGCACTCTGACATATTCACCTGTCATATAGACATTCGGATATTCTTCTCGAACCACCTTCGATACTCTATCGAATACCTCTGATTCAATATCAATCATCCAAAAACCTCCCTCGCAAGCTGTGGTAACTCATCAATGACTGTGAGAATTGCTTTTTCCATAGGCATCTGAGCAGGTGTACCTCTAGTGACGTGAAGTGTTCCCTCGCCGTCCTTAAAGCCCCACGACTTCTGCTTACCTTTTCCCTGTCCGTATCCACCGATAGTCATTCCGAGTTCAGAACCTCTTGGGTGAGGTGACGAACCAAGATGACCGTTGTGATATACCCCAGCACCGAATTCGACCCACACTGCGTCTTCGCCCTGTGCAACAATGACTGAGATGTCGCCTTTTGTCGTGTAACTAACGGTTACATCGGGTTTCTGATAACCTCCTCTAACAAGGTCATCAACTACGGCACTTGCAAACCCTTTGTCGGCTTCTTCTGCAATTCTTTTTGCAATCTTATCTTGTAAGAGTGCAGTCTTTTTCTCGATGTCCTTCTTGTATTCCTCTAACTCTTTAATCGCTTGGTCTATTCCACTCTCAGTGAGTTCGATAGTTATCTTCTTTCTACCCACTAATGTTCACCTTGCTTATCGCAATAGACACACTATTGAGACTTCTAGCAACTTTCTTGACGATGTAATCATGAGGAGTCTTCACCTCACCGAACTCGTTTGTCATCAACGTACCCTTGGAGTCCGTTAAAGGCACTTTATCGACCCACAGAACTGTGTATTCATCAATCGGAGGACAATCTACGTCCATGACAATAATCTTGTCATACGCTTCATTTACCCCGAACTGCTGAGTACTCACTTCATCCTTTGCAGCTGAGATGTTCGCTCGGTAAGCCTTCGGATTCTGATGAATCACTTCATATTCACCTGTCTCGTTGCCGTACTCGTCAATGAGTGGAACCTTTCTGTCATACAGTGCGTAATAGAACACACTCTTGTTTCTAGTCATCATTCTCATTTGAGGATACCCACGTGAGGAACAATGACCTTAAGCATTGAGGACGGGACATCTGCACTCTCATAACTTCTTACAATACCGTTCTCAGAATGTGATAACTGTCCTTCTGCTCCTCTTTTATTCAGCATGTACGCTGCAATTTCGCATTGCAGCGTTGCATACTGGGGAGGAACTTCTGTCACTGTCGAGTCATATGGATATGCTCTCGACAGAATCTTCTGAGCAGCTAGTCTGAGGTATACGAACAGCACTTCCTCACTGTCGGTGTCTCCAACCATCGCTCTCAGAAATCTCATTTTCTGTTCTTCGTTCATGCTGCTCACCTCCTGTGATTACTAGGCAGATACTGATGTAGACTTAGTAATCTTCACTGCCTTAGTAGCGTCAGTTAACGCTGCTAGGTAATACTTACGTGACCAAATGCTGTTTTCACGAGTATCCGGATCACGTTCCTGTTCTACTTCTGTACCTTTTTTATTGAATAAGGTAACGGCTTCTTTAGTGGCAACAATGATTGTGCCCTTATCAGCGTCTTTCTTTGTATAAAGGTTTACACCAGCAACTGTGCCGACATATCCTGTTCTTGAATATGCTTCAACGTGCTGTAATGAATCCTTTAAATTCTTTCTTAATTCAGCCATATCAGTTGGATTGACGAATGCAAAGCATCTAGGACCCACCTCTTTAGGATCGTTGTCTGTACTTTCGATGTTTAAAGTAGCAACTGCATCAACGAACGCATCAAAGTTAAGAGCCTTTGTTGTTACTGATAAAGTAGCCTTCTTATACTCTTCATATACGTCCTTATTGACAGTGTTGAACATATCAGTACCCATGTGACGTACACCGACAGGAACTAACATTGGGTCAGTCATCGCCTGTTCGTCGTAGTACTTAAATCTGTTCTGTGCTAAAAGGATGTGGTATTCTTCCGGTGTATAAGTAACTTCAATGGATTTAGTGTTTCCCCTACCCATTGTTAACTTTTCTGTACCGTCTGTAGCCTTGTATACGTTGATTTTACGTACCATACCTGGTTCACCCACTAATGAGTTATCCACAGTACAGAACTGTGTTAAATCAAGGTGAGAGTTATACTGGTCTTCGATTTCGTTTGATAGATAAAAATTGTCATAAATCTTATGAGCCATTACTGATTTCCTCCTGTGTCATTAGCCGTGTATAGGCTTTTATATTCCTCCGGATTGTGTCTCGCCCAGTCTTCACGTTCTATAGCCGGCAAAGCACGGAATTTATCCAATGTCATGCCTGAATTGTCTCCATCTCCGGTAGGTATAGGTGTGTCCTTTAGGACCTCAGCACGTATCTTCTTGTCAACGGTTTCGAGATGTTTCTTTTGATTAGCAAATACCTTATCTGTATCGCCATCCACCATCGCCTCAGCAGTAGATTCAGCAAGTTTTTCTTCATAGCCCATGCCTAAGAATTTCGCCTTGTATTTTGAGATATTGCTTTCACGTAGCAACTGATCATACTTAGCCTCTAACTCTGCTCGGTCTTCTGCTTCCTTCTGTTTCTTTAGTTCATCTTCCGAAAGTTTTGCTTTTAATTCTTTCTTCTTAGCTGCTAGTTCTGATGCAGTCTTATCGAAAACTTCCTTCTTGATGTATCCTGTATAATCGGGCTTCATGTCATATGACTCTAAGGCTGCTAATTTTTCCTCAACTGTCATATCTGCATAGCCTTCAATTTCGTTAACGTTTATTTTCATGCTGTATCCTCCGTCTTTTAATGTCTTCTGTGACTTGTTTTATATGCGATTTAAGGTTTCTCTACCTTGTATGTCTAAAATGCGATTTACGTCTTCTCTGACGCATTTATTCTGTAGGCTCGTTATCTATTACCTGTTTCTTCTTTTGAGCCTCTAATTCCTTCTGTTTGGCTAGTTCGGCTTGTTTAGCCTGTTGTTCCTCGTAGTACTTCATGCTCATTGAGTAAGCAGATTCGGCATCCGAGAACATTCCACTATGCTGGAATGCCAACTGTGGATGAATCTTGTCTTGCTGTAACATTGAGATAAGTACCTGTGACTTACTCTGAATTGCTTCATAGTTACGACGAGTGAACTTCATGTCGATGTCCTTGAGTCTTAGATTGCAGTCTCCTAAATCTCGGCAGATTCGAAGAACTAATTTCAGCATCTTCTTCTCAGCCATCTTGAACACGTTCTCACTGTCCTTTGCCCTAGCCTCTGCATCTGACCAACCGTCACGAAGCAGTACTGCTGAGCCTGTATCACTTGTAGAAGACCCACCATTTCTGTTAGGCATTCCACATATTGTTAAAACCGAGTCGTAGCAGTCATTCTTCAATGTCTGCGACTGTGCCTGGTCTAGTTCTGTACTGACCACTCCCACGTCTGCTTTCTGTCCGTCCTGTGACTTTACCTGGATTGCTCCAACCTCACGTAGTTCCTGGAACTGCTCCTTAGTGATTTCACAGTTAACAAACTTGATGAATGCCTGGACAAGCTGTTCAACTCCGTCGAGTCTGTTACTTGCTAAGGTGTTCATCGCATCAAGCAGTGGCAATACGATCTCGAAAGACCCTAATCGAGCATTGTTTGCTGGATACTCGAAGATTGGAATCATTCCTAAAGCGTGTGGCTTACATTCAAGAAGCAACCCGTCCTCTGCATAGAAGTAATACTTATCTGTATAGATTGAGTAACGCATTATCTTGTCGTCATCCTCTGCGTACTTGACTGCCATCAGAGGTTTGTTGCCGATTTCGTTTGAATAGACAACGAATGTATCTCTAGGGTCGAGGGTGTACATCTCGAACGGGGCTTCATCCTCTTCACCTGGTTCATCGGGCAGAACTAGACGAAATGCAGTTCCACAAATCATCTGCCATTCGACAATCTGCTGATCCTGTGCAGCTTTATCCTCAGCGAACATATATTCGTTAAGGGTGTTGATTTCATTCACAGTCTGTTCGTTGCCGTTACGGCTTACGTACTGAATAGGTTCCCCACACAGATAACCGACCTTGAATGAGACAATCTCATTTGCACGATTTTCCACGATCTTGTTGCAGATTTCGGGACGTACGTCCTTCACTCTGTTAAGAATCGGCTGATTGCCTTTGTAGTATTGGTAGAGGTAGTCAATCTCGCTTCTATTAAGGTCATGGTCATTCTTAGCCTTGAGGAGAACATCCATGACATTGTCGGGGGTGATTTCTTTGACACTTGATTTGATCACTCGTCTGCCTGTCATCACTCGTGACGGCATCTTCGCTTTTGATTCATCTATCTTGTGACTCATGCTGTCCTCCTTTCGGGCATAAAAAAATAGGTGCATGACTGCTGAGGACTTAGCCTCGTGCAATCATGCACCCATATGGTGGTACCACTATAAGGGTACCTTACTACTTTATATTATACCACTATAAGGGTACTATACAAAGCGATTTATAAAGATTTTTCATATATTTTTAAAAAGGTCTCTTGAATATCTGCACCTTCGCTCCGACAAGACTCTGAGCATATTCAGCAAGCATTGCCATTCCGTCGGGAACGTCATCGTGAGCGTTCTTCCCAGCCATTGTATAAGAGCATAGGAAATTCATCATCTTTCCGTAATCGGACTTTCTCTTGTACATGGAATCATCCTTGAACAGACAGTGTTCCTTTACCCAGGCACTGTTGACAATGATCTTTGTCTCCTTGTTGGCAGTGGTAAACTTAGTAGTGATATGAGTGATTCCACCTTTCTCCTTCACTGCTTCCTGTACCTTCTCTGCCACTCGTCCACCAGCCGAGTTACTTTCGAATCGGCACATCTGCACCTTGTCTCTTACAAGTATCTCAGTCAGTCTCGCATCTACGATATTCGGCAGATTGTTATCGCAGATACAGTCATCAATGTAATAATCCTCACCGTATACATAAGCCACTGGCAAGAATGCATAGTCAGCACCCTTGTCCTTGGTATCACATACTGCAATGATTCCGTCGGGGTCCTCCTTAGGAAGTTCGAAATATCTTCTCAGTTCATCCTCCGAGTAGACAAGACCTTCACGCTCGATAGGCTGACACATATACAATGCTCGCCAGCTTGCATCGTCCATGATTTCTCTCTGAGCACGAAGCGTGGCAGTAGAATAACCCACACCGTAGTCATAATCGAAGTTAGACTCGTCGTTCTCGTCAAGTGCTGGTATATTGATGAACCTAGCATCGTCGTCATCACCGTATTTCTGCTGCAGACGAGCAATTACGTCATGAACAGACCATGGTGTGGCTATATGTAACTCGACGCAGTGATCCCCCTGTTTACGCTGTCTCAAGTCAGTTGTATACGTCTCCCACAGCTTGTCTAGACGCTCCTTGGATAATGCAACCTCTATACCCGAAACAAGGTCATCGCAGTAGAGTAGATTCATCGCTCTATACAGACCAGCGTTACCTGTTCCGATAGAGGTAAACTCAAGCGTCTCGAATCTCTGCTTCTTGTCGATGTCAATACGGCAGTCCTTTGCATTTGTGCTGCTCACCTGTATGCCAGGGAACACATCGTGCCATAAATACTCCCCTTCGGGGTCCAGGATACGAAGACATTCATCGTACACTCCTCGAATGAACGCATTACTGTGACTTCCCGATAACATCGGCTCATTAGGAGTTCTGCCAGCAAGCCATGTCAGATAGAAGATGGCGAGCGTCGTCTTCCCTGTTCCTGGAGGGAGAGATATCGTAAGCAGTCTTATCTTCCTTTCTGCAAGATCCTGCATCGCTTCTGCGACCTGTTTAAGCACCTTTCTTCTAGGTGGATAGAATTTCTTGTCGGGGTCCCTGTTCCACTCGACATACAGCAGATATGAATCAAAGTCATGAGGTGCTGCAGCAAGCAGAACCTTCTTGTGCAGAGCAAACAGCCTGCGTATCTCCGACTCGTCTGTAAGCGTAGGCATACGCTTCTCAATCAGTTCTGACAGAATCTTAAGATATCTGACCCCCAACTTCACGTCACGTTTCATAGCCTCAAGAGATGTGTAATATAAATCCTCTAAAGCCTGGTAGTGACCTGGTGAAATTCTTATCGTCTCAAGAATCGTCTCAAGTAACTGCTCCATTAAAGCCTCCTAAAACAAAAAGGTGCATCATCGACAGAGAACTTAATCCCTGTGCGACAACGCACCTTCATTACAGTGGCAGTATCGGAGTGTGTACTCCTTTAACCCAGCCACTATCACCATACTTGTACATGCCCTCGTAAAAGAGTCTGTTCTGCAGGATTCCTCGCACCGTAGACGGCTGAAATCTCTTTCCACGTCTTGTGCGATATCCTTTATCGTACAGTATATCACATATGTCCTGTAGAGGAGTACCTCTTACGTCATGTTCCTCGAAGATGATCTCCACGATTGGTTTCTCCTTCTCGTCCAGGACAAGAGCACCGTCCGTACAGTGGTAGCCGTATGGCTTGTTTCCTCCCGAATAGCCACCACACTTCGCCTTGAGCGAGCGACCCTTCCCTGTACGGAGGGCAATATTTCGTCGTTCCTGTTCAGCAACGAACATGAGAAGAGAACGGTAGATGTTGGCGAAATCGTCGCCCTCTGAAAAGTGCTCCTCAGTTGAGAGCAGCTTGACGTTTCTCTTCTCCAGTGTATAGAAATAATAAAAATATAATTTAGTGTCTCTTGCAACACGGTCATTCTTGAACACAATCACCGCATCATGACCAGGAAGGTCATCTGAATGGTACAGTATCCTGTCGAGTTCGGGTCTGTTGTCCTTCGCCCCACTGATTGTATCAACCATCCAGTCAACGATGTCATAATCATGCTCCTTTGCATACTTGCTGATAGCATCTCTCTGCACCTCGATGCCGTAGCGGTCATCAGATGACTGCTCCTCCGTTGAGACACGGATATAACCTATCGCTTTCACGAGATATTCACCTCCCACAGGTAGTTAAAGTAGTTCAAATCACCATTTTGCGTATAACTTCCTCTTAGTACGCGCGTATATAGCAAAAGTTTACGCAAAAACCGATTTTCAACTACTTCGACTACCTCTTAACGTATTTTAATTCAATATCGTAACCTAAAACATCCAAAATCTTCACGAAAGTTGGATTTATGATGTTTTTCTTTTTAATCACCTGTCCGAGGTACTGAGGTGTTGTTCCAATCTTCTCTGCTATCTCGTTCTGAGTGATATCTTCCTCGATAATCTTGAACTGAACGTCCAATTCTGTATTATTTTTCAACATCATCAATCACCCATTCATATTTGCCGTCTTTTGTTCGCACCATCAGTTCAGCGTCCATTATATCTAGTAATTCCTTCATGGTACTGATTCGCATATTGGTCTCTCTAGTTAAGGGATTTCTAACTGCTGTGCTACTTTTCTTGCCTGTTTCGTCTGCAAGAGACTGATATGTTCTGTTATTAATTTTCATCAACATTCTAATAATTTTGCTCGGTTTCATACACTTTTCCTCCTTACAAGTTTAATATAGCACCTAGCTGTTATATATGTCAATTAATAATGAATATTTTTGTACGTTTACGTTCCTTTTTATAATTTTTGGAAATTTAAGCCACTCACTGGCTCGGGTTCACTGTGGCTATATCCCCCACGGGTGGGGTGTGTACCTTTAAAAGCGATTTAAACGACCCTAAAAGCGACGTTTACATAATACCCTAACAAGTACACCAATGAACACAAAACAACGCCCACAAGCGATAATTTAAGCGTTTCAGATACGCCCAGGCTTTAAGCTGCTATCATTGGTATGATTTACGTATAATCATGATTATATTATACGTGTACCAATCATATATAAACGTAAAATAAAAAGCGCTGGTTATACAGCGCTCATTTCTGTATTTTTGCCAGTTCCAGAATCACAAGAACCGGAAAAAATAATATTAATAAAATCAATTCTAACATTTACAACTCCTATTATTTAACAATAAATCTATTTATCTTACTACTCACTACATAAGCATTATATAAATCGTTATGATCTAATTTAAACGCTTTACTATCGAATCTATTAAAAGGTATCAGCTTATTAGTAACTTTATATACACCGATATAAATAGTATCATTGTTATCCATTAAATCAATAATTTCATTTTTCAATATTTCATTGTTATGTTTTAGAAAATCAATCATGTTTTGATTCTCTTTAAATTCTTTTACTAGTGATTCTAATTTATTCATTTTCTTACTCCTTTATGCACGAGTTAACCACTCATTAATTAACTCCCTATCATATGAATCCAATGTGAAGGCTTCCAAAGTGATCGATTTTCCAGCCCTTAAAGCTGCTATTTCAATATCTGCCACAATATACATTTTATCAAGCCTTATATTATATAATGTTATGCCAGCGTTGGAATTGCCAAGGCTTTCCCATGTCTCTGATATCATATACATATCTGACATGTCTAAATTTAGCATCATATCAACTAGACAGCCGTCTAGTGATGTAGGTATAACATCATCATTTTCATATTTAATATGAAAATTTCCGTTTTTAAATTCTTTTACTATCATTTTTGAAACCCCCTTAAATTCTACATAGATCGCTTATATTATCTAAATAACAATATGACACACGTTCTACATTACCTACGCATAAATCATTATAAGCATGTGCGAGTGCGTCGAATTCTTTATATTTTTCTTGTAACGCTGTATACGCTTCTTTCAATTTTTCAATATACGCAGGTATATCGTTTATATACTCATTTACGTTATACATTCTTAAATGATCAGCAGTTATAACCTGTATACGATTATTTTCAAGTACTTTATGATCGTTATCACTATCAATGTTTAGTGAAAAATGATAATCATAATTAATAACATGAATTTCAGTGTAAAAATTTTTATCAAAAAAACTGATATTAAACCCAGTTAATTCCTTGAATTCATTAGAAATTTTATCCCTTGTTTTAGGGCCGTACTGTTTGTTTTTATACTTTTCTAAAATCTGTATAATAACAGGTTTTAACTCCTCAAGCGCTGCTACTTGTAAATTATAGCGCTGCAATTTCAACACTAAATGTAAATAGTTCTCTTTTCTTAATAATGCATTTAGATCGTTTGTAAGCGCCTTACGATTTTTAAAACGTTCCAATGGGCTGCTACCAGTGATACTACTTTCTAACTCCTTATAACTTCTTTTTGTGCTTTCAATTTCAGCACTTGTTTTTGCGATTGTCTCAAGTATTTCTTTATATTTTTCCATGTTTCTATTCCTCCTTTACTTTTGACATGATTATTATTACACGTTTACGTATACTTTGCAAGTATTAATTTGTACTTTTTCGTATATTTTTAATTTTCTAAAGGATATATAAATAATCTATCTTTATATAAAAATATACCAATCAAGCGTCCTGGATCTATTCTATGTCTTTATTTACGACTTACAACACGAAAGAAACATATCACCGATGGCGATGCTTACACGATGCATCTGTTACTATCTTAAAAATAGTACAGAAAAACCAGGCAAATCGCCTGGCTTGGAATTTCTAAATAAATTTTATAGTCGCAGAGTCGCTAAGCTGCTTACGCTCAGTAGTCTCTATAGTCGTAGCATATCGTTTCTTGATGTCATTTACGTCATACTCTTCTTCATTCTGACTATTAGGTGTTACAACATACTCGGTCTTGTCCTGGTAGCCATAGTTGTTCTTGCCTAGGAAGATACCAGCAACAGGGTTGATCTTGCCGTTCTGCATATAAGTTTCCCACAAATTTTCTAGTAAAAAGTACGTTTTTTTAATGACGGACGCACTCTCCTTGGTTATATTCGCCTTATAACCCTTCCCTCCTGTAGGTATATCGTGGACGACACCACGCAGCCATGTCCTCCCATGTCCGTTTAATGCAGTAGCCATACCCACAAGCGTAGGTTTCAAGTCTGCCTCAGCATACAACTCGAAATAGTCCATCAGTCTCTGCTGAACGGCTACGGGATCATTAAGGTCGATGTTAGGCATCTCAAGCAATGCCATGTTGAGACTCAGATACTTGGTGTTGTCACCTTTCTCTAGTATCAGTCCGTTATTCCCGATTACAGGAGACTTGCTTCCACCTCGGGGTTTCTTCACCTTCACAGTCGGTGTCGGATTTTCCTTAACACTTGCCGTCATATCAGCCTTCGCACTTGCCTTCGCAGCAGTCGATTTTTCCTTTACAGTTGTTTTTCTAGTCATTTTTACCTCTCCTTTGACCAATTTTATGGGTTTGGGGTAGTTAAAGTAGTTGAAAACAGGTTTTTGCGTGTAACTTCTCTATATAGAGATTTTCCTACTATAAGAAAGTTATACGCAAAAAGTGAATTTGAACTACCTTAACTAACCTTTAGGATTTCCCTAAACTCCAATTTACACGTTTACGTGTCGAATATATATCTGGATATGTACATTGTACACGTTTATGTATACTTGCCCGAAAGTCGTTTAGACCCCTTTTGGGGTGGTGAACGAAAACCGTTCAGCACCCCTATACGTATACGTGTTAAATACCTATCGGGACGTGTCATTTATACTCGTATACGTATACATGCCTTTTAACGTGTCTTTACCAGTGGAATATCCTCCTTCTGTCTCACTGCATCGCCGACATCTACCTGGTCATAGATTTCAAGTTCGTACATGAGGATTGAAAACGCATCATTGATATCAGCAATACGTCTATTTCTATCCTTGCGTTCGTCTTCATAAGAAAGTCTATCAAAACGATAACTTCTAGTAGGAAGAGCATTCAGCATCTTCTTCTCATAATGGTATCTCCATAACAGATTCGCTAGAGTCTTCTTCTCTTCATTATCTAACAGTCTAGTATCTATATTATTGCTCATAATGTCTTCTCCTCAATCGTATCAAACACCTCACCACATACAGGACATACAAGGTCGTATTTCTTAGGAGATGAGTCGTGTGCCACAAGGATAAACTCATCATGACCGCATACACTGCATTCGTGTTCCTTCAATCGTACGGTGTTCTCTCTTAATTCTAGAATCTTCATATTCCTTTCGACCACAGACAAGGCATAGCGTAGTCCTTCTATGTACAACTGTATATTCGGGTCGTTACGGTCAGTTGCCTCGTCTAGTGCATCTCTCAGCTGTACCTTGATGATATCGAGAGTATCAAGATCTCCTGTCTTCTGATCATATCCCTGGATATACCAATCATACAGGAAACAGAAGGTACTTCTAGGAAATGGTACAGGTTCAGTCCACTTTGTCTTCATTACTGCCTACCCTCCTTCTTAAATTGTACGGTTTCACCATTTACAGATTTAATTTCTGTTGTTTCAGCCGCTTGTGCTTTTGATTCCAATTCAATATCTAGTCTTTCCTGTAGTCTCTGCTTGCTGGCGATTGCGATATAGAAATTTGACACTGCTTTGGTCTCTGAAAAGATACAATCATTATAGTAATTGTATCGAGGTCTTTCACCTCTTTTGTCTGCAATTAATCCCCAGTCCACCACACGAGGGGTAGCGTCGGCTATAGCCATCCTTAATGCTAACTCAACATCCTTGAGGTACTTCTCTAGACTGTCGCTCCATGCTTTTAATGTCTTGTTATCGAGGTCTAGAGTCTTGCAACGATTTTCTAACGTGTCCGCATATTCTTCTAGTTTAGTGCTATACTCATCTAAAGCATCTGCGTAAATACCATCGTCGCAGTCATTGTGGCCTGTGCAATCTTCAAATCTTGGTCTTTCTATAATAGCCATATAATTTCTCCTGTTCTTCATAAGGTTTCAATAGATCATGAAATACCAGTTTCGTGAGATAGCCTAATCGCTCGCAGTCTTCCGAAAAAGGATTAGCATCATTCGCTTTATCCCATTCGGCACATAACTGATGAAACCAATCTTTCTTCATTCTCTCGATGAGCGATTGTTCTCTCATCTGTGCTAAAGTTTCAGCCACAATCAGTCCTCCTTCTCCTTATATTCTTCTAGAAAACCTAATACCATCTCGTCATCACACTGTGTGTACAGATAACTCTTGCCACACTTATACTTTGGTGGAATCATGCAGTTCTGACATCCAAACATTTGAAGATCAGATTCATTTATCGGTTCTTCTCTTTCATAGATTTCTAAGTTCCATAGATTCTTCCCCCAATCGAGCGTATGTTCGTCTATTTTATATACGTCAATGAAGTACTTATTATTGCAGAACGAAAAGACGTATCTGAATCCGTTGTCACTCTTGTTGTACATGACGAGATTTCTGTAGAACTTAGGAAAATCGAATAACCCTTTCAAATTAAATCTGCTAAACGGAGATTCTTCGCCGGTTTTTCTCTCTACCTCGAATTCGGTAACTATCAGAATCGGAACATTGTTTTCGAAACTCGTTCTCGACTTCCTAAGATATTTATAATTTTCATCTTCCACTTCGAACATCATATTATTTCATTCCTTTCTTTGGCTCTGAGAAAATAATCTTCAAACATATTGTCTGTGAATGTAATCATCGTAGGATCCACACGTTTAATACGTCCTCTTTCATCTTCGATTAAAGCGAATACAAGACTAATCTGCCCAGCTGAATGTCCACCAATAGCAACAGATTCTCCTATAACATTTGACCACTGCTCAAAACAGTGAAAAAAATAATCTTCATTCTTATATCTACACGTTCTATAAATATCTGCCCTAATCATCTCTTAATATTCCTCCATCTTGGCATTAAATCCTAGGACGTGACCACCATCTAATAAGACCCCACACCAACAGGGAGCGTAATAAATGTTAATCCATGTACTATAGTACCCGTTCTGAGAAGAGTAGCATGGTACAAATACCATGCGACCCTCGTTTCCAAATCGGAATCCACTGTGTGGACATGATTCAAACTTCAAGTCTTCATCGAACTCCCATTCGTATGCGAGGTCGTCAATCTGCTTGAAGTCTGCGTAATTATGTTCGCAGCAGTCCTGTTCGTGGTCAAAATAAATACGATTGCCGTTATCGAATGTGATATCAACTTCTGTAACTTGTTTAATCTTCATTTTCTTCTATTCCTTCCATCACTAATGTTCTTTTAGCCAATCTTATGTACAAGTCCTCGATTTTAGAAGCACTGACTTCTTTATTTTTTCCTACGTATTTCAGTTCATTGCTCATCGCATCAAGAATCGCCATTCTCAGCGCTTTCTTTAAAATCTTAACAGTTTCAACGTTGTCTTCATAAATGTAGCACTCAGATCTAGTTGTTCCTATATAACCATTCATAACTTTAGCCATTATGATTTTCTCCTTATCTAATCTGCTAGCAGAGCGTCCAACCACGCAGAACGGTCTTCAATCAGATTCATGTTACCCATGATTGCTTCTAGCACATTCACAACGATAGAGTTGCCAGCCTGTTTATAAAGCTGCGTGTCTGAATTGACTGCTCGGGCCTTATTGAAGTCTTCATCATCAAACCCCATGAGTCTCCAGCATTCTCTAGGTGTCAATTTTCTAATTCTGATGTTTTCCATATTACTGTCCTCCGTAATCACTGCCTGTTGAGGACTGGTGCTGAGGGTGTTTGCCTTACCCTCACACACTCTTCCTCTTCTTGTATTGCTGTTTGGATAGGCAATATTAATGCTGTCTCCAATGGTTGCTTCGGCGAACCCTTTCTTGGTTGCTTCGGCGATTCTGACAATAGGTCTATTATCCATTATCTTCACCTCATGTCCTCCCGACGCTCTCGTTGTAATGGTAGGACACATTCCATCCATTCCATAGATGCGACGAGACTGTTCATACTTAATGTTTGTGTATTCTGCTACAAGATTACATCGTTTCATTCTGCGTTACTCCTTGCTTCATTTGTGAATTTCTTCAAATACAATTTGACGAGGGAGCATTCTATGACATATATATATATACTGCTGAATGGTGGATTTAGGCTTGGCTTCTGATCGTCATAATTTTTAAAATAAGAAACTCGTCTATTCAAATACATACATTCGAACGTGTTGTCTCTAAACATCTCAAATCGTTTTTGACTTTCGAATAATCCAACCACTCCAACAAGCATTGCAAAAGGTATGTCAAGTTTGAATAATCGTTGTAATACTTCGGTTTTTAAACTGTATGGAGGGTTAGAAATAATGTAATCACACTTTGGCGGTGTCATTTTGAAGAAATCCCCCCCATTATCTATGTGAGAATGAATGATGGCGAATCCAGCATTTTCAAATTCCTTGACAAACAGACTATCTTTTGTGTCAAAAGGACACCATATTGTCGAACCAGGTTTCACATATTTCATGATAGGTTCGATTGCATATGACGGAGTGTAAAACTCGTCATTTTTACTCTTTGCAATTTCTGAAACAATCATTTTAATTTCTCCTTTATCATCATAGGACTTTTATAATCACATGCAGTAAGTGTTCTAGCTGCACCATTAGGGTCATAGACAGTGTTACTCTGATGCTGAGTGCCATTCTCTGTTTTCTTAATGTACCCTACTTGCCTCACAATGCCGTCTGTAGGCTTTTCAATCAGTTTAGATGACATTTCATCAGAGAGATAATATCGTTCATCGACATTATCTTCCAATATGCTGCTAACACCTTTTTCTGTAATATGATTAGCGGTGTCTCTTGTTGGAACAGTTGTTACTGTGGTTGCAATCTTTGCTTCTTCTCTCTACAGGAGAGAATTTGAATCCGTAGCCTTTTTCCTCATTAATCTGATTCTTCGTAAATCTGCGTTTGACACATTCGCTGGAGAGGAAATACTTTTCATCGATATCTTCAACAGGTTCTAATTTATCCATGAGAACTGTGTCTGATTCGACAGGAGAAGGGAATGTATAGCCTGTGTCAATATCCTTTCGAATACTGATGCAGAAGACTCTTTCTCTGTTCTGTGGGATGCCATAATCCACTGCATTAAGCACTTTCCAGTAGTTGTTGTAGCCTAGTTCGTCTAACCATTCGAGCCACGAGTCGAAGTCTGCTCTGAACTTCTTCCCTACGAGGTTCTTCACGTTCTCCATAATTAAGTATTTAGGCAATTGATCATCTGATTGGGCTTGAGCAAGAAGTCTCTGAACTTCATACAATAATCCACTTCTTGTCTCACCCTTGACGATTCCTTTTAACTGACCAGCAAGACTTATATCCTGGCAAGGAAAGCCGTACGTCCATAAGTCTGCATAGTCAAGTCTTTCTACCTTTGAGATGTCACCGTAATTTCTAGTTTCTCCATAGATTGCGTTATATGACTTGATCGCATATTTATCAATCTCACTGATACCCACAATCTCGTGTGGGATGCCAAGACGAATCAGAGCCTTTCTGAATGCTCCGATGCCGGCGAATAACTCATTAACTGTTAGCATTAAATCACCTCTTTTAATTTCATACCCCAGTAGGTTTTAAATCCCTTGGACATTGATTGTCTGTCGTACCATTCAGTGTGTCGCTCCATCTCTGAGTTAAACTTTCTAGCAGATAGAACGGGGGCACCTTCTGACTTAGCCCAGGACTTGAAAGCCTGGTAGAGATCCTTCGCTCTAGTGTTGACGTTCTCATCTGTCTCACATCGAGCTTCCAGGAACTGTAGTACGAGGTCATTGTCGTTTTCATACTGAGTGACAACCTTTCTTAGATTGTCACTCATCTCTAGACCTCTTTCCTTATATTTAAGATACCCTCTCACAAGCCACATGAAGATACCACTCATGCTTGACTGCTCGCATAGTTCGTCTTTTAAGTGGGTATCCTGTTCCTCGGGTGAGAAGTGTCTGTTGAACTCCACCACCTTGATTCTGTCCGAAGCGAACAGGGACTTGTCTGTTACTAGTGGTAGGTCGTTACATGATAGCCACAAAGTGAACTGAGGCTTGAATGTCACTGCACTCTGATATAGTGCACGTGCTGAAATTTCCTCACCACCTGTGAACTGCTTGATCTTCTCTTCATCGAGTTTCCCGTACTCATTGGACTCGGACATTGTTACAAATCTCTTACCTTTCAATCCAGCAAGAGTAGGGCTTGCAGCTTCTGCATCTTTCTGTCTGTCTCCACGGCAAATCATGCCCACAGGAGCGACTTTTGCGTAATCCCCTAGCATTGTCTCAATAGTGTTCAAAAGCGTGCTCTTGCCGTTTCTAGTGGTCTTACCGTGCAAGATAAACATACACTCCTCATTGCTCATGCCGAGCATTGAATATCCAAGTGCTCTCTGTAGGAAGTCAGCCTTATCCTCGTCATTCTGAGTAACTTCTGCGATGAACTTCTCCCATCTTTCACACTTTACATCTCGTGAGATTGTGTGATTGAACGTTGTCTGCATTGTAAGGAAATCATCCCACTTGTGTTCTCGGAATGAGCAGTCCGTCAAATCATATGTGCCATTAAGGCAGTTAATCAGATATGGATTGGAATCAAATTTAGTTGCTGAGATTCTCAGTTCTCCTGTAGCATCCTTTAGGATTCTATCTCGCATTCTTCTGTCACCCATCTTGTTGACAAAGTTTGTATAACTCTTTCTGAGGTCGTCGTCCTCAATCTCACCACAATAGAGAATCATGAGACGGACGAAATCCTTAATCTTTTCAGAAACGAGGATAGAACCCTCGTCACGTCTCCATGCTCCCTCATGGTATGTGTACCAGGAACGGTGTTCGGGGCAGTATCTCGCTTCACGGAGATAGAGCATCCCGAACAGATTCGCCATTCCCATTTCTGACCATTCGAACCCCGATGAGTCACTGTCTGCCTTTTCGGGGTGGTACATCTTGATTAGATACATCTTGGACGAGAGATCCTCGTCCATGATGACACGACCATTTCTAGTCTGAAATAACTCCTGCATTATTTAATCACCTTCGCTAGCAGATCTTCATACAACTTCTTGTACATATCACGTTCTGCTGATAACTGAATTGATTTCTGCACCTGTTCAAAATCAGTATCCATCTTAGCGATTTTAATTGGACCTGGTTCAAAGTCATCGTCATTCACTGATTTAAGTTCGGACTTTTTGTATAAACCTAGCGACCAATTAAGACCATGCTCGATTCCACTCATTTCCTCGTCGCTGACGGTTCTTACGTAATTCCCTAGTCTTCCCTTCTCCACGGTGTGAATCGTCTCACAGAGAGCCGTAGAATCGCTCTTACAGTGTACTGATGCATGAGTAGGCATAGGTTTCTTTTCCTGTGTTGTTAGATACACAACTTCAATGTAATCACTGTTCTTATTTAAATCATCGCTCGATACAATCACACCAGGTCTGCCAGTGGTGTCAAGAGTGACTCCGTTATTAAAATTCTTTGCATGAGTAATGTAGAAGATATCTCCTCTTCTTGGTTCTTTGTAGTAGTTCATGATAATCCTCCTTATTTCTTCAATAAATACAAAATATACAAATTAATTAGTATATAAATGACCACTATTGTGAGTCCGATAACGCTTAAGATTGCTTGTATCGCAAAATATAACTGAGCGAGTATACCCATATCAATTCTCCTTACTCAATGAAATGCCAAATTGCTAATACGATTGCTAAAATAACTAACATTCCAATCCCCACAAGGTCTACGATTCCTTGTATTGCGAAATGTAATTGCATTAAGTCACCCATAATAATTTCCTCCCTATTCTTTCCAATAATACCCAGCTGCTATCAAAACAATTGATGCAGCTATAAGTAGTACTCCAATAAGATCCATACTGTTATTCATCTTCGTTCTCCTCTTCATCGACGAGTTCACCGTAGTATGAGTATGACCACTGATGAAAGTGTTTTCTAATTACGTGTAGAAGTTCTTTGTAGCAGTCGTTACATAATTCAATTTTGAATTCTTTTGCTGCCCCATTTAGTTTAAATCCACACTCAATAGGGAGTACTACCTTCTTCATCTTACCGAGTGGTATCACACTTTTGCAGTGGTCGCAGATATGATAATCTTTTTGAATGTGCATATTATTCAGTCTCCTTTTCATAAAGTCCAATCGAACTAATGTTATCGAGACGGAAGAACACTTTCGACAATTCGACGAATCCACAACGAGTTCTAATTACGATGCCGTCTCCAGCAGCGATATCGAAATTTGGACAATTATTACTGATTGCATTCTGTATGGCACCCCACAATTTCTCGATTGTGTAACCACTCTCGTTAGGTTCTACTGTAAATATGTAACTGTCTTTGTTGTTCATACGGATACATAATTCTTTATTCATTTTTTCTTATCCTCTTTTCCTAGTTTCTTGAAGATATAATCTACTCCGTCCTTGATTGCCTCAGTCGCCTTATCAACATTCTCATAAGTTACATTTTGAGCAACCAACATCTTGTACATGGTTTCTTCGGATGGAGTGACTGTGTACACACCAGCAACAATGCATAAAACAATTAATACCTTTTTGAGTATTTTAGTTAACTGCGCTATTAAATGACGATCTTCTTCATCATACCAGTAGCAAGATTTGACGAAAGTTATATACGTTCCTAGACCAATCGATCCGAATAATGTGATTACTATGACAGTCAAACTAATTCCTTTTAAACTACTCAATACATCAATAAGATAGAAAATCCACGGATTAATAATCGCCATCGCTTATCACCTCACAATTCTTAAGTACGTCTTTGATTCGCGTGGCTTTATTATCTTTCCACTGCACGAATTGGAATAATTTATTAAATACTGTTAGCAAATTACAACCTTTACCATTCCAACAATCTATATTTTTAATCGGTTCTATGCGGCAGATAAAAAGTTTACCGTTCTTATCTCTTGCAATATACAGATATGCCGTATTATCTGATAGATATTTCAATATATCATATTCCAGGTTACTAACCTTGATAGGATGCCCCTTGTATTCGGAAAGGAGCCATTTAATTTTTTCCCTACGACTACAAAAACGTTCTTTCCAAAACAAGCAACTGCAACAATAGCAATCACTATCTACGCATGGAGTAATTTCATCATCTTTGGTAGCACCAAAATCTTCATAGCCAAGTCCAAGAACTTCTGCTATTTTATTTTTAAACTTTTCAGCGTTAATCATTACTGATTACCTCACAGTTGTCGAGAATATCTTGAATCGGAATAGGTTGCGTATCTTCCCATCTCACAAATGAAAACTTTTTCATGAAATCTTTTAGAGTTTTATAGTCAAATTCTTCATTCCCTGTATTCACCCACATCTCGTTACTTTTGATAGGTAAATGTTTATATAGGAACAATGCATTACATTCATCTCGTGCAATATATCTATAACCTCCTTCATAGAAATGTTTCAAAAGTTCGTGTTCTAATGTACTTAACTTGAATGTATATTCTTCGTAGAGCCATTTAATGAAACAACTAGTCGCTCTTTCCGAGCAAAATAAACCATTTGCTTTTGTTTCATCTGGTATAACATCTCCTCTATAATTTACTTGAACAACATTTGATTCGTTAGCCATTTTAATGAGTTCATCTTTATACTTATCTACATTTCTCATTTTGTTTCCTCCCTTATTTCTTCAGTCTATATTTCAACCTTCTGTATTCCTGGTAAACAGGTTTCCATATTGCCTCAGCCTTTTTCTTTTCGATAGGCAGTTTCTCTTCTAGAACATCAAGTGTGTCTTGTATCTTAATGTTAAATGGGCAACCTAGACATCCAGTTCTCTTGAAGTTATATGGCTCTTTATAAAGTTCACATAACTCGATGTGATACTCCTCTATGAACCATTCCATCCACTCGTCTGTCATAGGATTCAGTGGCTTGAATTTCTTCAATTTACTGTTCTTGTCTATGATAAGGCATCCTTTATGAGAGGCTCTTAATCCTCCCTCTCCTAATCGTTCACCAGTCATCTTGTACGGCTTGCCGTTCTCATTCTGCCACTTTGTGAACGGTTCTTTCTTAAGTTTAGTACAACACTTATCGCTGATCTTGAAGTCTGTGCCTTCCTCGAATTGATATTTGAGCACCTTCGGACACCCGAATCTGACTCTATGTTGAGGTGGGTCGTAATATCTAAGAGTGCTCTTACTGTGACCATTCTGCTGATACAGATACACCAGCTGGCTGTGTTCTTTTGACTTGAACGGATATCCATACGTTCTGAATATCATACTCAGAGGCATGGAGGGTCTTATTTCAACAAACCTATTATCTTTTGACATTAGATTGTGTACAAACTCAACTATTGCCTTGTATTCGATGCCAGTATTGATAAATACTCTAGGAATGGTGTTTCCAGGAATCGCTATATCTATAAGTGTGGATAATACGGTCGAGTCCTTACCTCCACTAAAACTTATTACGAAGTTATCTTCTCCGTATTTCTTTATGACTTTCTGAACAGAATCAATTCTGTCCATTAATAAAAATTCATTGTCCATTAATCAACCACGAATCTATTACTAGATGTGGTTAATTCATTAGTTTGCTCTTATGCGATTGTTTCCAACCTTGTAGCCACAATGCTGAATTTTATGGTGTCACATTTCTATTCACTAGACACCAACCTAGTTTCACTAGGATAGATTAATTTTCCTTTCTTGTATTTTCTTCTGATAATCCTTTAAGCCATTCCATCATGTTAGCCGTGCTGTACAATGGACACTTATCGCATTCATCAAAGTATCCCTTGCATTTAGTGATGGGTATTCCTTTCTCACGCAATCTTTCGTGGACTCCCGTGCAGTAATATTCACCGCGACTGCTATAACAATTGTAGCCTTCTGCAATGAACTCACACATGATTTCAAGGACGTTATTATCTACCTTCATTCGATTTCCTCCACAAAGTTGACACGTGGTTTCCACTTATTGTATTTAAACTTCTGTCTAATTCGAAGTTTGATTGCAGTAACAGTGACGTTTTCATACTCAGCAAGTTCTTTAGCTGTACCGACCATGATTTCTTCATGTGTATGACAATCAACCAAGCGATACTGAGTATTAGGTGGACGGTTTGCTCTAGGTTTCTTTCGTTCACCTTGTTTGAGAATACTTCTGACATACTCTTCGGTATCATATTTAGTGTTAGTTGGTACGATAACAGGGTCAAATGCCGACTTACATCCTTCCATTGCTCTTGATACTCTCTTGCGAATTGTATTAGTCGTCAATCCTAGCTCTTTTGCAAGTTCGTTTGCAGTACCCACTCTACTTCTTTTACCGTCGTAATATGCAGCATACAGTGTGCTGGAGTATTCCTTGCGAGATCCGTTAAATGTCTTTATGACTTTTCCGTTCTTTACTCGACTTTTTGACTTGTGATTTTTCTTTTTCCACGCTTCTGCGTTTTTCTTAGTACATTCGATTATCCATTCTCCATCGAGGTCGGGAGCAAGTCTGTGAAACCAGGAAGAACGGAAGAATCTCTCACAGTCATCCTTGACGTCTTCACATCTACGATATCCATTTACACAGTGACCCTTCAATGCTGAACGGTAATCGTATACGGCTCGTGCAATAATTGCACAAGTCAGTCTATGTAATCCTTCATCTGTCATATTTAGTTACGCTGTTGCAGATTGTCTGCAACTCATTCCTTCCTAAAGGAGGGTCACACGCTACGTTGTTTGCGTATTCAATCTCCTTGTAAATTTGCATTTTGTCATACCCTTGTGAATGGAGTGACCCAGCAAGGGAAGTCAGCGACAGGTTACGACACCCGTCGGGGATTCTAGGATATGTCGGACGGACTCTAATTCGCCCTTTTGAAACGACTTCTTTCCAAACAGGGGAATATATCCTGTCAAACGACTCTGTGCGAGCCGATTTAAGCACTTCTGCGAAGTATTTCTTCACTACGTAGTCAATCGCTTCCTGGTTCTCTATGATTTTATCGAATAAGACCACGTCTCCTGTCATAATGAAGTATCTCGATGCTTTGTAAATCTCTACTCCTTTGAGATTATTCTTGCCTTTGAAAGGAAGTTCACCTCGAAGCAGTATGTGAAATCCTCTACCACTTCGAGATTTTTCTGTATAACTTCCACATTTACTGACAATATCTGCACCGAGTTCAGTTATGAATCCGTCTTCATCATATCCATCATCAATGTCAATTCCTACATATCCGTTATCAGCGAATACGAAACCACAGTAGTCATATAATCCTAGATTGTACGATACTAGAGCAGTATCGAAATCTGACCACGTGTTGGGGTTGACAGACGAAGCTGCTTCATTCTCCCATGCCTTCATCGGAACTTTCATACCGTCATTGGTACAGACCCACTGCTTAAGGTCTTTAAGTTCCTGTGGGATATTGTCATAATCGATCATGGCTAGATTAACCCTCGCTTCTTTGCGATTCGTCTTTCTAAGTCCTTGACCATCTTCCATAGGGTCTTTTCTCTGATACAGTACTGTTCAGAGAGTTCTGTGACAGCGTCCTTCATTAGAGTGTTGTGATTGTACACATCAACGAGCATCTGCTGATCTTCGTTAGAGAACATCTGTAGAGCGTCGTGACACGCTTTCCAGTTCAATTCGTCTGCTTCACTTCTCTTTTCCAATAATGTATGTCTTGCGTAGAATCTCATGCAGTGTCCTACGTATTCACTGTAAAATGTTTTAGCCATTTGTTTTCTTCCCCCTCTTGATTTCTTCACCAGCAAAGTACCACCCGTCTTCTGTATGAATTGGGTAGCCTTCGATTTCAGATTTAATATGACGACTAGTGTCTAAGATATGCTGTGCAGCAGATGCAGACATTTCGGTTTTTACTAAATCTTTGCCCGATTCTAAAAGAGCGTCTACTCTTCCATTAACTGTTTTTAATTTATATTCCATGTTTCCTCCTATAGTATGAAGACCATCAACACGAACTGAAACAGAATCACTATAGCCAGTACTCCGACTGCGATTCGATAATCTTGTACAAGATCAGTTAATTTCTCAATCTTATTGAAAAGTGTATTCATATACTGCAACTGTTCTGTATCTTCCGATTCCGACTCTTCCTTTAATAACTTGATTAATTTATCTTTAGCCTCTAGCTGTTTATCTTTGAGAAGAGACTTTTCGTCCTTCTTCTTAAGATCGTATTCAAGATTTTGAATCTTTTCTCGTAGTTCATTGATGTCTTTGGTATCACGGCTGAGGACCTTGTTATATTTATTAACAAGTTCACTATACTGAGTCTGCTGTTGCTCATAATTCTCATACATATCATTCTTGTCCTGTTTGAGGTCTGCTATTTCTTTCTCTAGACTATTGATAACATCCTGGTGATATTTCATTGAGATAGTATCACTCATGACCGTCACCTCTTTCTGAAAGTTCGATATATCTATTTAGATACCACTGAGCCTTCTTGATATCTTCCAATCCGTTCTTATTGGAATGTCTGTATAGATACTTAAAGGCATTGCAGATGCAGAAATTCTTTACTGCGTCAACACCTTGTGTCTCTTGCATCACTTCTATACATTCATATTTTCCTGTCTCATAATGAGAAGGATGATTTACATAATCCATGTAGATTCTGCTACTAAAAACATATACAAATGTGTATATGCTAGATGATTCGCTGCAGTCTCACGAATTGCAGTTACTGCTTCAACGTGTATGCTTTTGATTGACCGAAATCATATCTACTCACAAGTTCAAGTACACTCCACAGTCGTAAATTCCCGACTAAGCCATCGGTACATACCTGTAAATTCCTTTCTGTTGATTAGATACAGGCTTCATCTTAATAGCTTTTCCTTTCCTAATATATTTTTTTTGCTACTTGGTTTTTAATAATGTCGGGAGAGAAATCTCTCCCAACTGATTAACCTAGCATTTCATCTAGGTTTAAGCCTGTTGTCTGTGGCTGAGGTACTTCCTGTGCTACAGGTTCCTGGATTGCATTCTCGTTACCTAGAGTTAAGGCTCTTTCAACGGGTTCTGTATCGAATCCATCAGCAGGAGACTTGTCTCCTAAGTTAGCAAATGTAACAGTCTTGTTAGGATCTTTATTGCTAGGCACTTCACTGTGCACAACTTGTGCTCTGATATAATGATTCACTAATTCCTGTGGTTCGATATCTTCCATACCGAAATCATTCATAGCAGTTTTAGCGAAATACGAAAACGCACTTAATGCTTTTTCGTTGTACTCACCATATTGCTGCATTAAAGTAAATCGTTCAGTCATTGTCTGACCCTTAGCGTTGATTAATTTAATTTCGACTTTTCCGAAATCTTCATAATGGTTTACTTCATAGATTCTGAATACATATTCTCCTTCGGGAATGATACTGAACCCGTCTCTCATTGGAATTCTCATTGTTTATTTATCTCCTTTTGCTTCTGATAATGTCAGTCTGTATGATTCAGACTGCTTTTTGTATTTATCTAATAATCCGTCTTTTTCCAACTTCTTCTTGTCAATGTCGGTTCTGACTGATTTAGATACTGTCCATGTCAAGGTCTTTCCTTTGACCTCGACCTTCTTGTCACCGTCACGGAACTGCTTCAACGCATAATCCTTGACAGCTTTGTTAATGTCACTTAATCGCTTTGTCTTATCTGCGATAGTAGCAGTGACCTTATCGATTTCAATCTTTAGCTGCTCGGCTTCTGCAAGCATACTGTCTAGATTGTTGTCTGATACTGTATTTGTTCTTAGAGCCTTGAGGATTTCTTCGTCCTTCTTTTCGTCATATTCGGGAGAGATGCCAGTAGTGACATACTCGTCCCACCACTGCTCAACTGAATCGACAAGTGCCTGGAAATTAGGATATCTTTCAGATACCTTGAACTCACGAGTGATTGTGTTAGATGCGTTAGGCTCGAACTTGCTAGGATCGTTGTAATCATTTTCCTCTAAGAAAGAAGCAACCATGATTACATCATCTACACCGTACAGATATGCGTACAACGCAGCCTGTAAAGCATAGTATTCGGGGATATCTTCTGCCCAGTCTTCTACTCTTTTTGAAGTCTTCATTTCTAGAACAGCTTCAACATTTCCGTCTTCACCTTTCATGAGATAATCCCACATACCTCCAAGATGCTTGGATTCGGGGAAGAAGTCACCCCATGTCTTATGGAAGTAATCTTCACCCCAAATGTCACGAGGTCTGATTAAGTCCATCGCATAGGCTTCTTCCATGTAGTCAGCCTGTTTTGGTTCAATCGTTTTACCAGCAATGGTATAGATTGTGTCTTCGAACGGCTTTTCCCATGTCTTTGTAATCGCACACCACATTTCGAATGGTGTTGACCAAGGATTCAATCCCAGGATTGTTGCAAAACGAGTACCTGTGATTTTCTTGGTTCTTTTAGGAGGGTCAATCTGAACACGATTACCCTCTAGCCATCTTAAATTTGACATTATCGTGCCTCCTTGATTCTGTTTAATTCACGATCGATTTTGTATTTCTGTATTGCTTGTACAGCGTCAATATTGATTAGGTCACTACCATATAGTTCTGTCAGACAGATAAGGATATCAGCGACTTCTTCATTGATACTCTCAACTGTTTTCAAACTCCAACCGTAGCGTATGTACTTGGTGAGCGATTGAATGAGTTCAGTCAACTCTTCAATAGCGATTGTCAAAACAACGTTGTCATCATACGCACTTATGATTTTCTCAATATCTTCGTACTTGGAGACAGGCACATTCATTAGTTCTAATAATTCTTTCATATTACGCTCCTAACATCTCGTTGACTCGTTTGATAACTGCTTCACAGTCAGTCTTGCTGATGTTTTTAAAGGAATTTGTCTCCACACCTAATTTGATAATAAAGTCTTCCTTGCTAGGGTCGGCTTCTCTTAATTTCTTAAGAACATTCTTTAATCCCCTAATCTGTAAATCACTAGCCTTTTCTGCTGGAGCAGTTAGATGTTCCTTAACCTGTTCTCTCTGCTGAGGAGTGACAGGGATTTTCTTCTGTGCAGGCTTAGCTGCTACGGTCTTAGGTGCAGATTCTTCAACAAGATGTCCGTCGATTTCATCTGCTTCACAGATATCGAGAGCAATCATGTATAGGTAACGTCTCATGTAGGTAATAGATGCTCCTAAAGCCTGCATACTGTTGGTTGCCCTCGTACCCTTTTCGTTGGAAATGATTGGTTCAATCTTATCGAACGGAGCAGTGAATGTGACTACTTCATCGGGATTGTCAGTATTGATGACGTCCATTTTTGCTTGTCCGTCTTCAAATCTGACTACAGGAAGTAATCCGATGTCATTGAAAATCTTTGTTGCTCTAGGAACGATGTCTTCAAGTTCGAAATACTTGAAAGACATGAACATATTCTTTCCTGTCTTTTCAACTCCACCTTCCATGAAAGTGAGTCTTGCCTGGATTAGTTTCTGATAAACGTTACCAGGTTTAGTTATTGTAGTTTTCTTAGTGGTTGTTGCCATTTTCTTCTTTCCTTTCTTTTCGGGCTTAATACCCTCGAAATCATTAATTCGTTTCTTAGCCATAGCGATATAAAAATCTCGATCAATCTGCTCAATACTTAATTCATTGTTGTTATCAATGAAACAATGCTCGGGTAGTGAATCGATTTTTGCTTCGGAAGAATCTTCTGCCTTGACCTTATATAGTTTTCCATATCGTTCATCTGAGGTAGCATACACACGATTTACCTTCTGAACAGGAACTTTCGCTCCATCTACTAGATGATATACTTCTTTGTATTTTGCCCCAGCCTTGGCTATCATCTGAAATTGGAAGATGTCATCACAATCGTTGATTGTCTCTTCCACAGGAGTACCGTTTAAAAAGTATTCCTTCAATGCTGTTGCCACGATTACGCAATTGTTATTGACATTGAACGCTCCTTTTGTAGACACTCCTTTAACAAGATATCCTCCCTTTTCCTTAGGTTTTCCACCTTGCTGTACTTCTATATAATTGTTGACGTCTTTCTGCACGATTTTGATAACAGTATCTTCTTCTAACTCGAAGCCAGTTCTCTGTTGCCATTCATCGCAGATGTCGTTTAATTTCTTATAATCCTTCTTGTCGCACTCGACCATGATACCGTCAGTGTTCAGCTGCACGATTCGCAGTCCTTTTATTTCCTGGTAGCAGTGTTCTGCTAACTCAAGCAGATACAACTGACCCGATATGCAAACTGAACGACCCATCAACGGATCATATAAATCGTTATATTTATTGAGAAGGCATCCATATGTTGTGTTACATACCAACTTAAGTGGGTTAGCAACTTTCATATTTCCTTCTGCTTTAGCCTTCATACGACGATCAAGTACGTCCTCGTATAACTTAGGACTTGGAATATTACGACTGGTGTAACCATTAATTGTACATAAATGAGGGTAATAACTACCTACATCCTTATTCCATATTCCACGCTGATGTGATTCTGCCCAAATGAAATTGGGAATAGCACCATGGATTCCTCCGAACCCAAGTGTTACAGGACACTCACCTATCATGATGTTCAGTTTACCTTTGAATACTTCATCGTCTGATAACGAGTCATCATGTATTCTGTCAAAAAAATCAAATACTTCTTGAGGAATGTATTCCTTTTTGAGATTTGATGGATATTCATAACATCTTTCATCGTTATGCTGTTTCTTCTTGGCTTGAAGCATTGCTGCAGTAAGTTTAGCGTTGGTCATTCCCATTGCCTTGACTTCATTTATTCCAGCAAGTTTCCCTAGGTTTATCTTGTTTTCTAGATAATCCTTTCTCAAGTCAATCAATTTCTCAGTGGAATCAACATCGTGCTTACAATAGAAAACCGTCTCTTCTCGTTCCTCGTCAGTAAGAGGTCTGTCAATGTCAAAAGGAACTGAACTTTCCTTAATTGGCATTCCGAGATGTCCTTCTATTGCTTTCAGAGATAGTCCTTGTTGAGTGTCATCTCTGATATCAACATTGTTGAATCGGAAGAAGTAATCAAGCATTGGACACTGCCAACCTTGACCCCCACCAATGATGTAGTCATTGACTTTCTTTACTTCTTGTGGTGAGTAGCCATAGACAATCGCCTTGATAATGTACTGATCGTAGTGCTTACTATTAAATCCGACATAGATACAATCATCACTTAGGAAATCTGCTAAGGCTTCATTGTCATTCCAAATGCAAGTGTACTTACCCGACTGCTTGTCCTTGAACACGACCAGCCAGTCATGTGCGAAGACTTCACAGTCATATGTAACTAATCTCATGAGTCAAGAAAGTAACAACCGTTGCGTTTGTAGACGCTACAGCGTTTCTTGTATGACTTCACAAGATAGCCGATATCATCGACAAAGTCATATGTGACTGGATCATCCTTGCCTTCACACGTTCGTGCGATACGTCCTATACTCTGAGTCACCACTGCGTAATCCTTTTGTGGTGTAGTCATGTACAGACGTTCCAGGCACGGGATATCGAGTCCTTCTTTTGCGAGAGAATAGGTAGCAAATAGATATTTCTTTTTGCCGACTCTCATGTCTTCGAGAGCCTCTTCTCGCTCCTTCTTACCTTTCTTCGATGTCATCTTCCCACTTACCATGACTGCATCCTTTTGCATATCCTCGGGTAGCAGATTTATGATATTTTCTAGATGACTGAGCCTTGCTGATAGAATCAGTGACGGTCTTCCTGGCTCGATAGAATCAGCAATCAACTGATTACGTTTCTCGTTCTCAACCAGGTATGTAATCAACTTGGTGTAATTGATGGTCCCGTCAGTATTTAGAGCACCTCTGCTCATCTGAACTCCTGTTCCTACAGGAAGTATTCCGACTTTCATGATTTTGTCTGCGACTGCTTCGTCGGGTACTATATAAGATATATTCCCTACGAGTGCATATGTTGCCTCGATCATTCCGTCAGAACGATGAACTGTCGCAGACAAGCCATACTTATGTCTTGCAGCTAACGAGTTAAGCACCTTCTGATACTGAGTTACAGATGTCGGTGTACCACTGACTCTGTGGACTTCATCAGTTATGATTACATCCCATTCGTTCTTTAATTGTGAAAGGTCTAACTTGCACATGGTCTGAACTGTTGCAAAGGTAATACCTTTTCCGATGTTCACTTTCCCTTCTGAGATTGTTCCCAGTAAAGAAGGGTCCATGTACATTTTTGCCCTGTCCATGCTCTGCTTGACTAGGTCAAGCGTATGGCAGAGCCATAATGTTTTTCTGCCGAGTCTAGCAGCTAACGCAATACCCATCTGCGTTTTACCACTGCCGGCAGCACTTTGTAATATGCCGTATCTAGCAAGTATCATTGCTTCTACGGCTTCTTTTTGATAATCGTATAGAGGAATGTCGCATTTATAATCAACCCTCTCATACGGTTTGAAATTGCTTTTAAAGACCGTTGTTTCTTTGTTCGGTAGTTCTCTTAAAACTCCGAACGGAAGAATTAACTCGTCTCCATGTCTTTCATATAGAGATAATGTCTTAGGTGTGTTACCCAACCACAAATGCATTCTCGCCTTAGAGGCATACTCGGGGTTAGAAAGAACCAGGTTCTTCTTGCACCAGTTGATCATCTCTTTTGTTGGTTCGTGAATAGTCAAGACATTAGATACTTCTATAAGCATTGGTTCAACCACTCCTCTAGAGTCATACCGAATGACTCAATATCATCTTTAGTAGCTGTTCTTTTCTCCTGTTGAATAAGGAGTAGAGCGAAATGACTGATCATATAGATTTCGTCATCCATGAGCATAGCGAACCATCCACACCCATTGCCACTATCACACCATGCATTCATCGCAAAGTGCTGATTATCCTCTATTCGAGTTAGAGGAAACTTATTGTTTCTGCATACCTTACAGTCAATAAGATATGCCTTACCGTTTCGTACTGCGATAACATCTGCTGGCTGACCAGCACTATTCTGAGCCAGGTTATGTACCCAAAATCCCTTTCCAAAAAGGATTTCGCAGAACTTCTGCTCGAACTTGTTACCATCTGAACGGTTGCTCATCGTTTACCGATGAATACGTACTCTGCAAAAAGTACGTTCAACCCTATTGATGACGCACACAATACGTGTACCCCAGGGTCATTCCAATTGTTACCAGTCAGCACCATGCTGATTAATGTAACAAGTACAAAAACGTTAAGCAAAATTGCTAACACCATTTCAAAATTAGTCATATGACTACCTCCATAAATGTGATATAATAATCACGTAAACTTTTTAGTTTTAGGCACGTGTTCGCAGCACGTGTCTTTTTCTTTTACTCGTAAGCACCTAGAGCCGTAGAAGGAAAGGATTTTGGAAAATGTTTGGTAGGAGAATGTCTATGAAATATGAGCAAATGTTTGCAACAGTCATACCTTCCACGGCCGTAGATGCTTACGAATCTACAACTCTATTTAGTTGTAAAATGGTTCATATATTCCTCGTATGCCTTGCGAGGGATATGAACAGATCGTCTGCCGTTTTCATTGGTGACGACAATGCCAGGGAACTTGCCCTGTTCAATGGCATTGATGATGAAGTTACGAGACACCCCCATGTCTGCCATGACATCTTCAATGAATATTGATTTATCGTTTGAGTTCTTTTTTCTCACGATAATACCTCCTCGTTGGTTGTCCACCAACTTTTTGAATAAATAAAAATGTTAAAATTCAACATCTTCATAGGAAATCGGCTTTCCTGGATTCTGCTTGTTATAGAACGCAAGCAATTTAGAAAACGCTCCGATTTCCATCTTAACAGGTTCTTTTTCCCACTTAGCAAATGTTGGTGCAGAACAATCGCATAATACACTTGCATCGTCGATTGTTAGGTTCGCACCTACTCTAATCTGTTTAATCGAGAGCATGTTTACCTCCTTTCTTGTTGGTTATCAACCAACGACCTAATGATACTCTTTCGCTAGTTGGTTGTCAACAAACATTTTTAATTTTTTATAAACTTCTTTTTCTTTTTCTAAACAATGTTTTTAATTTATAAAATATATTTATTTTTCATCAAAATAATTGTTGACAACCAACATCAATGATACAATGTGATTGTAACGAGAGGAAATTTGGCATAAAGGAGACATTTAAAATGGAAGACAATTATTATAAAGTTCTAGGAACTTTCTTTAAATTACAAAGATTACAGAACCATCAGACACTTGAACAGGTTGCACGTGGTGTAGGTCGTTCCAAAGGTTGGTATTATGATGTAGAAAGAGGTAAGAATAGAATATATGTAAAAGATTGCATGACTCTTTGTCTATACTTCGGTTGTTCCATGAACGACTTGCAGAAGTTTCTAGAGAGTCACACAATGATGGTTGACTAGAAGGAGGAATAATTCATGAAATTCAAAAGACGACCGAATAATTCGGGAACAGTAGTAAAACTTAGTGGAAACCGTCGTAAGCCTTACGCAGCTAAGATTACATTAGACGAGAGAAATCCTGTCAACGGTGAAAAGAAGAGATTAGTGATCGGAACGTTCGAGACCAGGGAAGAAGCATTAAATGCTTTATCCCTCTATTCTCTTACTCAGTCCAAGAAGATAACAAACGAGGAAGCACGAGAGGTGGCTCCCGACTTATACACATTACTGCAAAGAAAAACGCAGAAGAAAACTCCTACGTTTGCTGATATATTCTATATTCTATTTGACGAGGATTTCAGCAATCTATCAGTAAGTAGACAAAAATCCATGAAGTCAGCATTCGGACACCTGGAGCGTCTACACGATATTCCTATCACTGATATAGACTTGTCGCTCATGCAGTCTGTGTTTAATGATGATCAATCAAAACACGGCATTCAGAGAGACATGAAGACTGTATGTACCAAGATATTTAAATACGCAGTAATACATAAATGTATTGGTCGAAACGATGACTATACTGAATTTATAAAGATATCCAAATATGAGGAATCAAGCAAACATTATCCATTCACAATAGACGAGATAAGAGAGTTAAAACGTCTCAACACTAAAGAAACTAGACTGATGCTTGTTTATATCTATACAGGACTGAGAGCAAGCGAGCTGCTCAAGATTGACCGAAACAACATACACGTTAATGTCAAATCCAATGATGATGGACAGGACATGATCATCTCCTATATGGTGACAGGGTCGAAGACAGACGCTGGGAAGAATCGAATTGTACCAATCAATGATGACATAAAGGATATTGTGATAGAGGACATTCTAGTCGATGGAGAAAGAACTGTCGATTGCGTATACAACAATCTGACTAATAGAATGATGCCTAAAATCAACAAGATGCTAGGTTCGAATCATACCATGCATGACACTCGTGTGACTTTCGCTTCACTGTGTCAGTTGTATAACGTTGATGTATATATTCGTAAGAAGGTACTTGGTCATAAATTGAATGATATAACTTTCGATGTATATACAAATGAAAGTAAGAATAGATTATGTAGCGAGATAAATAAGATTCATGTATAATGAGTCAGTGTTATCAGTTTGTTACCTTTTCACACGTAAGAGTTAATAATTGAACGCAGAAAATGGCTTAAATACTAGGTTTTTGACATAAGCGACTTTTGTCAGAGAAATCTTATTTTCGCCACACAGCGTTTTTTACGTTGTGTGGCTTTTTGTATGTTTAGGAGGAAAATT